TTCGACCATATCTCCGCCGAAGACAAGGCCACCGCGCTTGTCGTCTTCGATGAAGCCCATCATGCCGTCGCCTCGTCGTGGGCCAAGTTCAACGCAGCCTTCACCGGCCCGAAGGTAGCCGTGACCGCCACGCCTGACCGCCTCGACCGCCAGCGTCTGGAAACCGTGGGCTTTGAGACCGCCTACGAGATCGCCATCCGCACCCTTATCGAGCAGGGTCACCTCGTCCGCCCGATGGCCCAGAAGATGCCCGTCGAGATGAGCCTCATCCGCCTGCGTGGTTACGAGGACGCCTTGGAAGCCGTAGCCGACAGCATCGTCGTCGAGCTGAACCGCTGGGACCGCAAGAAGGCCATCGCCTTCCTGCCCGACGTCGACTCGTCGCTCCGTCTGGTCGCCCACCTCCGCCAGCGCGGCATCGAAGCCGGCCACGCCGACGGCAGCACCGGCAAGTTCCGTGCCGGCACCGTCGACGCCTTCAAGACCGGCGACCTCCGTGTCCTTTGCAACGTCAACCTGTTCACCGAAGGCTTCGACGCCCCGGAAACCGATTGCGTCATCCTGCTGCGTCCGACCCAGTCCCGCGCCCTCTGGTGCCAGATGATCGGGCGTGGCCTCCGCACGGCTCCGGGCAAGACCGATTGCCTCATCCTCGACCCCATGTGGATCAGCGGCGAGAATTCCTTCACGCCGGCGGACGCCTTCACGGTTCACCCGCAGGCCAAGTCCGCCCAGATTCAGGGGTCGCATGACCCTCTGGAAGCCGCGCAGGGTTGCGACCGTCAGGCGGAGGAAGCCATGCTTCGCCGTATCGCCGCCGAAGAGCAGAGGTCTGCCACGAAGGAAGCCAAAGAACTGGGGCTGGTCGACCTGTCCGTCGCCTGTGCCGTTTTCGGGTTTGTCCTGCCGGCGTCGACGACTGACTCCTCCATGTTCCATTACCAAGCCACCGAGCTTGCCCGCTACGGCGTTTATGCCCGTGGCATGACGTCTGACCAGGCCGACTGGATGATCGCCCGCCTGAAGGCACGGGAAGCCCTTAATCTGGCAACCATCAAGCAGGTGCGTAAGCTCCAGCAGTTCGGGGTGCGCGGTGCCGAGCGTCTGTCCAAGGACTCGGCGTCGAAGGCCATTGCCTCCGACTGGCGAATGCAAAAGGGGTCGAGCCGCCAGTCCCCCCTCCAAAAAATTTACGGACGAATCTTCGATAACTATGATGCCTAAAAATACCAAGCCGCTGGTCTTTATGATCACCGGCGTCGCTCGCGCGGGGAAGGACACCTTCGCCGCTTGTCTGATGGAACACTTCAATGGCAACGGTTGCCGTGCCGAAGTCTTTAAGTTCGCCGACGTCCTGAAGGACCGGGCTAACGACGTGCTTCGGGCGATGGGGGTCTTCAAGGCTGGAGAGCGGGACTTCCACGCCGAAGACTTCAAGGTCCGCCATAGGGGGCTGCTGGTCGAATTAGGCCGTACCCTCCGGGGGGTGGACAAAGATATCTTCGCTCGGCACCTGAACGCTCAGGTGCATATGTTCTTGGATTACGCGCCACTCGACGTCAGGCCCGTGGCCTTGGTGTCGGACTGGCGGTACCTGAACGAGTACCTGTTTCTGGCAAAGCATCTGGACGCCCAGATTGTGACGGTCGAGATGCAGCGTCCTGGCTACGGACCTGCGAACGACGAGGAGGCTGGCAGCTTGGCTGACATGATGGCGTCTATGCAGGTCTTGCATACCCGATTGGCGGTTGACCCCGCCGGCGTCCGTGCCGTAGCGTCCGAAATCTACCACATCTACCGATGAGCAAATTCATCCCAGTCGACCCCGAGAAGTGGGCAGCGATGGTCATCGCTCAATCCGACCTCGTCCGCTATAAGGAGATATGCGACGAGCTGGACGCCGAATGCACCCGCCTCAAGGCCGAGGTCGAGCGGCTGACCAAGGCCGGGGATGCGATGGCTTCCTCTATCCAATTCAACGAGGAGATGGCAAAGGACTACAACGGCCCGACCATCGTTCACCAATCCGTCCAACGCTGGAACGCCGCCAAGGAGGGCAAGCAGCCGTGAAGAAGCGTCGGCCAGAGATTATGCATCCCGGCCTCAAGCAGCTCACCCCCCATGAGAAGCGACTGGCAGCAAGGGTAAACAAAGCCGACCGTGATCGCTGGAACGAACTGATGGCCAAACCTTGGAACAAATGGCAACCCACTCAACCTCCCGCCGTAACAACTACGGCAAAATCAAGCAAGCGGTCGTCGAAGCCCACGCAGCCGGCCTGACCTACGCCGACGTCCAGGCGAAGTACGGCTACCGCCGCGCCAGCCTTTACGAAGCCGCCCGACACCTTAACCTTAAACTCAAACCCTCCAAACATCGCACATGAAAGTATTGGAACTTTTCGCAGGATCTAGGTCTGTCGGCATAAAAGCCGAATCAATGGGCATGGAAGTATTTTCATCCGACATAAATGCGTTTCCCAGCATACATTATGTCGTAGACATACTTAACTTTGATGAATCGAAGGTTCCGTTCAAACCAGACATTATCTGGGCATCTCCGCCCTGTACCACGTTCAGCGTGGCATCTATCGGACACCATTGGACGGGTGGCTCAAGGGCTTATGTTCCGAAGACAAAAGAAGCTGAAGTCGGAAAAGCCATAGCTGTCCGCACAAAGCAAATCATCATGCATTTCGACCCCTTGTTTTACTTTATTGAAAACCCTAGGGGGCTTCTTCGTAAGATGGACTTCATGCAAGACATGATGCGTCATACGGTTACCTATTGCCAATATGGCGACGACCGAATGAAGCCTACCGATATCTGGACGAATAACATGAATTGGAAACCAAGGCCGGTTTGCCGCAACGGTGATCCTTGCCATGTTGCCGCACCAAGGGGTGCCAGGACTGGCACCCAAGGTATCAAGGGTGCCTATAATCGCAGTAAAATCCCAGACCAACTTTGCCAAGAAATACTTGAATCATGCCTACTATGAGAAAGCCCCCTATCAACCTGACCCAGTACACCCATAAGATGCCCCGCCGCTGCCACGCCCTGCTCGTCATCCTCGACGGGGGTAAGGTCGAGCATCCCGAGTTTGTGGCCTACAGCCGGGACGAGTTCGCCGCCGAGCTGGCCAAGTGGAAGCGCACCGTGCTGCCGACCCTTCGCCGCTCCAACGTCGAGTTCTGGGAACTGCACAACGGCAATCACCAGGCGGTCAACCTGCTCAACCGATGAGCCGCCAGAAGATTAATTGCTACGGGCGTCCGCCGGCAAGGCTGGCAGTCCTAGAGGGCATCAGGAACGGCCTGACCGCCAAGGAGACAGCCTATGCCTACGAGTATAGCATCCGCGCCGTGCAGGAAGCCGCCGCCCGGATGAAGGTGTCCTTCATCTGGTCCGGCATTGGCCGACCCCCTAAACACCTGCCTAACAATAACAATGAACATCAATAAAGGCTGGAAGCGGTTCATGGCGGTCGGTTGCTCCCACGGGATGTATGCCGACCCGAAGGCCATCGAGGGCGTCCTCAAGTTCAAGGAACGGTGGAAACCCCATATGACCGTCCACCTAGGCGACTTCGTGGACATGACCCCCTTCATGTCGTCGGCACGGGGCAAGGGCGACGCCGTCGAACCCGATATCGGCGGGGGGCTGAAATTTCTAGACCAGCTCCGCCCGAACGTCGTTCTGGCCGGCAACCATGAGGTACGCCTGTGGCGCGAAGCCGCCTCGGACGACGAAGTCTATTCTGGCTACGCCCTTCGCCTAATCAACGATATCACCGAGCATTGCCGGAAGCGGAAAGCCCTCTTCATCGAGTACACGGGCATCTGGCAGGCGTTCCAGTTGGCCAACTACAAGTTCACCCACGGCACCGTCTACGGGGAGAACGCCCCCCGGGACATGGCCGAGATGTACGGCAACGTGATCTTCGCCCATACCCATAAGGTCGGTCGCATGACCGGGCGACGGGACGATACTCCGACGGGCATCAGCGTCGGCACCCTTACCCGCAGGGGGGCTATGGATTATGCCAATACGCGCAGGGCCACGTTCGCCTGGTCGCAAGGCATGGTCTTCGGCTACTATACCGACGAGAAACTCATACCGTGGGTGCATGAGCAGCCGCACGGCCAAGACGAATGGATTTTACCCGTATGAAGACCGACGAAGTCCTGAAGAAACTCTGGAAAATAAGGTCTAAGGGAGCCGACGAGATTCCCAAAGGCTTCAAGGACTTGGATCAGTTGACCAAGGAATGGAAGGTTCACCGCACGACGGCGCGGGAATGGGTGCTGGAACTGGTCAAGGCCGGCGAGATGAAGCAGCTCAAGTTACGCTTCTTCGACGGTAAGCGTATCCAGATGAAATACTTTTACGGTTGACGCCGTAGGGGGTACGGGGGGATAACGGAAAAGCCACCTATGAAAACTCCCATCCAACTGGAGCCGCACTCGGCTTTCGAGAAGGCCATCGTCAAGACGGACGACAATGGCTTCATCACCTACAATTATTTCAAGCTCATCGACGTCTGCATGGAACTGCATGGGTGGGACGGAAATACCGCCCAGGACTGGGTTGACTACAACATTGTCGGCCTTGCCGTGAACGGTTTCAAAATCTCCTACGCATCGCCACGCTGATGACAGCTAATGATCGCATCTGCGTCAAAAGGGTAGAGCCAGAAGATGTCCACCCTTGGTTGTTGAACAGGCATTATGCCAGAAGGCTTTGCCCTATTTCCCATGCTTATGCGGCATTTGAGGGAGAAACGATGATCGGTGTTGTGACTTATGGAACGCCGTTGTCTTCGACCTTAAAGGACGGCATATGCGGAGAGGAGTGGTCCGGACACGTCCTAGAACTTAACAGACTATGTTGCGAAAGTAGGAAGAACCTTGCTTCCATGATCGTGGGAAGGTCATTGGCGATGCTCCCGCGCCCTTCTATTGTGGTTTCATATGCCGACACGGGACAGGGTCATGTCGGATTCGTCTACCAAGCTACGAACTTTTTATATACTGGGCTTTCTGCCGCCTTTAAAGACCCGATGGTCAAGGGCATGGAGCATAAGCATCATACGACGATTGGAGACGAGGGCAGAGGCCATGAGTCTCGTGTTGAGTTCCTTCGCGAAAAATACGGTGCTGATAACGTATATTACATCGAAAGGGACAGGAAGCACAGATATGTCTATTTTTGTGCCAGCAAGACCGACTCAAAGAAATTGCTCAAGGCGTTGAAATATAAGGTTGAGTCGTATCCGAAAGGTGAGACAAAGAGGTACGACGCCTCTACCCAGATTACTGGGCAAACCTATTTCAACCTTTAAAGCCACCATGACCACCGAAGATCGCATTTCCGGCGCGAGAGCCTATCTCGCCAAACTGCCTGCCGCCGTCGCTGGCCAAGGCGGACACCCCGCCACCTACCGTGCCGCCAGCATTCTGGCCAACGGCTTCGACCTTCCGTGGTCGGACGCCTGGGCGTTGCTTCAGGAGTTCAACGCCCGTTGCTCGCCCCCTTGGTCGGAGAAAGACCTGCGTCACAAGTTGAACGACGCCTACGTTAAGCCGCACGAACGCCAGAAGGGCTGGTTGGTCGCCGGCAAGGAACGCCGTGTCGGCGCGAACGGACGCTTCGTCTTCGACCCGAACCGTGTCGCCGAGCTGGTCGACGTGCAGACGCCTTTCACGACCGCCGACGTGCTTCTGAACTGCTTCAAGGACGAGGACGTCATCTGCATCACGAACGAGGCCGGCCAGACCGAAGACGGCAAATGGTTCCCGGCGTCGAAGGGCATCTTCCTGACCCGCGCCGAGTGGATCACCAAGTTCTTCGGCCCCGGAGCCGTGGGGGCTGCGAAGTTCGCCGGCACGGAGTCTGGGGCTTGGATTCGTATCAACCCCTTTACGCCCGACGACTTCACGGGTACGGACAGTTCGGTTTCGGCCTACCGCCACGTCTTGGTCGAGTTCGACAAGAAGGCCAAGGACGAGCAGATCGCCATCTTCCAGCAGTCCAACCTGCCCATCAGCCTGCTCGTCGACTCGGGCGGCAAGTCCGTTCACGCCTGGGTGCGCGTCGACGCCCAGAGCAAGGAGCAATGGGAGGAACGCCGTAATACGGTGTATGACTACCTTTCCGACCACGAACCCGACCCGCAGAACAAGAACCCTTCCCGCTGGAGCCGGCTGGGGGGTATCATGCGCGGCGAGAACGAGCAGAGAATAGTGGCGTTCAAGATTGGTTCGCTGGACTGGGACGAGTTCATGGCGTGGCGGGAAGGTCAGGACTTCCCCGAGGAGGTCACGACGGACGTCCTTGAGAACTACGACGTCCTGAACGACCCCAACACAGTCATCGGCCACGGACGCTGGTTGCAGAAGGGCGGCTCGCTGCTCATCACCGCACAGTCCGGCATCGGCAAGTCTTCCTTCGCCATGCAGATGGCCATGTCATGGGCTTGCGGACGTGAGTTGTTCGGCATCCCAGCGAAGCACCCGCTGAAGATGGGCGTCCTCCAGGCGGAGGGCGACGTCGGCGACATGGCCCAGTCCTTCCAAGGCGTCATGTCGGGCATGAGGCTCAACAACGACGAGAAGGCGATGGTCAGGCAGAACCTGCACTTCTTCAACGAGTCGTCGAAGCGCGGCTCGGATATCATCCAGCTCGCCCGTAAGATTATCGTCCGGCACAAGTTGGACGTCATCGTCCTCGACCCGCTGATGGCCTACATCGGCGGCAACATCAATGACAACGTCGACGTGACGAACTTCTGCCGTGGGCTGCTGGAGCCTATGCTGAAGGAGACGGGGTGCATCGCCATCCTGATTCACCACGAAGGCAAGCCGAAGGCCAAGGAGGTCACGGACGGCCAGACCTTCTCGGACATGATGTACAGCGGTACGGGCGGGGCGGAGTTGGTGAACTACGTCCGTGCCGTCCTGAACATCCGCCGGGAGTCGAAGGACTTGCCGGTCTTCTCGTTCAACCTGTCGAAGCGCGGCAAGGAAGCCGGGATGCGGACGCCCGACGGCAAGCCTACCCTTGTCCTGAAACTAAAGCACTCGGACGACCGGGTGTTCTGGGAGGTCGCCCCCTTGGCCGGCGGTTTCGAGCTGCTAAAGGTCGGCCAGCAGTATCGTCACTTTGAGTCCAAGCCCCGCCTGAGCCGGGGGGCTTTGCTGGAGGAACTGGTGGCGGATCACAAACTCCAGAGGGACCAGGCGGAAGCCCTCATTAAGGCTATGGTGACCAACGGCATCATCGAACCCCGCAAGGTGGGGGCGGCGTTGTACTACCAAGGCACCAAATACGACGCATGAGCATCGTGTCCACCCTGCACGTCCGTCCCATCGATTATCGGTTGGCGATGGATACCATCGTAAAGAATCATTATCTGCATAGGGAATGTTCCTGCTCGGCGGCGTTCGGCCTGTTCACGGACGAGAAGACCAACGACGATTTCTTCCAGCAAGGCCGGCTGGTCGGCGTGATCGTCTTCGGCAAGCCGTCTTCCTACACCCTTTGCAACGGCATCTGTGGCGACGACGAGAGCAAGAACGTCGTGGAGTTCAACCGCCTATGGGTGGAGGACTCGATGCCCAAGAACACGGAAAGCTTCTTCGTGGGCCAAGCCATTCGCCAATGCCCCTTTGAAATCATCGTGTCCTTTGCCGATTCCGAGCAGGGTCATGTGGGGTACATCTACCAAGCGACAAACTGGATTTATACGGGGGTCAGCCCCAAGATGAAGTACTTCAGGCCGAAGAACGCCTCGGACAACGCTGGCGGCACGGTCTACCGCCGGCGGGAACGCATGGCCAAGCAGGAGATCATCGAGCAGTTCGGAGAAGACATGGTCGAGGAATACTTCAGCAGCATGAAGTATCGGTACATCTACTTCAACTGTTCCAAGACCCGGAAGAAGGAACTGATGAAGAAGCTGAAGTACCCAGTCCTTCCTTACCCCAAAAAGACCCCCTAGCCGCCCCGTGGCGGGCTTTTCATGGTCAGGGGCGACTACTTACCCTTCCGAAGCCTAGAAAGGGCGTAGTCGACCAATTCAGGGCTGGCGTAAGCCGCCGCACCGGCGGCACCGAAGGCCATGCCCTCGGAGTTGAAGTACCCCTTGGTGGCCATGCCGACGAGGATGGCGGTCAGGCCGGCGGTGGCGGTGCGACGGGCGATGTACCCTAGGGTCTGCTTCTCGGTGGAGCAGAAGTAGCGGACGAGCCAAGACAAGGCTCCAATGGCGAACCCCATGCCCACGTCGCGCAGGCTAATCGGGATATCGTCCGGGGTGGGAGGGGGGATGGCAGCACTCACGAAATCTTGGGGGGCTTGGCGTTGGGGGCTAGGAGGACTCGGCGGTAGTCCTGATCCCAGAGCATGGCGGCGAGGTCTTTGCCGGCGCGGTCGACTTGGGCTTCGCTGGCCTCTGGGAAATTTAGGTGGACCTGCTCATGGCACAAGACCTCCAACTGCCGCTTGGCACCGAGGCGGGGGTCGATTTCGATCAGCCCTTCGCCGATGGTAGCCTGACCCCAGGCTCTCTGGCGACCGAGCTTGACCCACTTGACCTTACTCTTTTGGCGGCGTTTCGTCATGGTCGTTGGAACGTACGGAATCCCGTACCTTATCGGCGAGCCACCAGAGGCCGAGGCCGGCGGCAATCAGCAGGGTGGCCCCGGCGATGTACTCAAAGTACGGGGAGTCGATGATGAAGGGGACGGAGCCGCAGAACGCCCCGCAGAGCAGGAGGGGGATGCCGATGCGGGGGCCGAGGAAGGCGGTGGTCAATGCACCGATGGCGGCGAGTCCCGCGCCGACGAGAGTCCACGTCTGGGCGGAGGCGTCCTTCTTGACCCGTTCGATTTCCTTCTGGAGTTCGGCGATACGGGCATCCTTCAGGCCGGAGACCCGCTTGGCTTCCGCCTGGTCGGCTTCTAGTTTATCCCACGCCTTGTTGACGGCGGTGGCGAGCTGGCGACCGAAGGCCATCTGCTTGGCGTAATCGACTTCGCTCCCCTTGGCTGCGCGAGCCTCGGCGAAGGCAATATCCGCAGGCGGGGGAGGGGGGAGGTACGATTGGGCTAGGCGGGACTCGGCGACGACCACCTTGGGCTTGTCGGCGTTACGCTCGATGGCGACGAGGGCGGCACCGACCCTGTGATCCGTCTTGTCCAAGTCCTTCCCGAGGGTGGCGACGACGTCAGGCTTGGTCGGCGCGTCCGGCTGCTTGGGCAGGGGGGCGTCGACGGGATT